CCGATTTGAGAATGGGTATCAGAATGCTTCATACCCTCAATGGTGTAACTGATGAATGAAGCGTGGACTAATGACGAGGGAAACCTCTATTTCGTTGATGTTAGTAATCAGGCCCTTATGCTCGTAATTGAGTATGGCCCGGAATCATATACTTGCTCCGTGTCACGCCGCGACGTTGAAACATTGGTCGAGTTCCTATCGGAGTGGTGTGGTTTTCCCCTTTTCATCAATGATACAGGAGAGTTTGGGGAGGAGTATTATGAGTAATCTATTGTCCTCATTCAACTTGCAGCGTAGCAAGAGAGATATTCGCCATTTCTATGAGTGGCTCGGTTACACATGGGGTGAGCATATTTCTGATTGGTTCACGCTGTTCCATGACAGGGGTAAAGCCGAAGTCCACCGAGTATGTATCATTGCACCGAGGGACCATAGTAAATCCACTACCCTTCGTGTCGAGGCTCTCCACAGCCTTCTTTTCAAGCGTTGGCGCAATAAACCCTTCACCACATGGCTTTTTTCAGCAAGCAAGGACTTGGCTGCTAATCGTCTTGAGGAGATACGCGACGACATAAAGAGACACCCCGACCTATCCCGCCTTCTCGATGAGTCTCGTGGAGGTAAATATGAACTACGTTTGAATAATGGTGCTTGGATTAAGGCAACGTCCGTTGGTTCTGCTATTCGTGGTGAGCATCCGGCTCGTATCGTTCTTGATGACGTGCTTGATGATATGGGAGATATGTCCGATAGAAATGTGCGTCATTGGTTCAGAAAGAAATTGACACCGATGTTATCCCCCGGCACTTCGATTATCTGCGTTGGAACCCCATTATCCATGAATGACCTATACCATACTGAAATGCTCAATAATGACGCATGGAAAACGTGGCGTCACGGAGCCATCCCTAATTATGAAGAATGGGTGAACGATAAGGAGAACGTTGAACCCCTGTGCATTTGGCCTGAATATCGTCCTGTTTCCTTCCTACTTGAACAACGCGAGGCTATGGGAGAATTAGCCTTTGCTCAAGAATACCTTTGTCGCGTTGTTGATGACGATTCTGCGGTATTCCCTCAAAGAATGACGAGAAAGAATCTTGATATGAATGCAACCGTTGAAGAATTGAAGTTGCATCCGGGTAGTTATTCCATCGGGTTTGACCCCGCACACGGTATAGGACAGGACTATTCTGTTATGCTCGTCTGTCGTAGGGATGAAGAAGGCTATATCCATATCGTCAATATATGGCGTCGGAACGATTTTGAGCCATCGGCACAGACGGATGAGATTATCCGTATGTGTGAGTCCTACGGTAATCCCATGTTTGCTTCGGAGACAGTCGGCTTTCAACGGTTGTATGAGACTATTCTTCAGCAGAAGGGGGCTATGATAGACTTTCGACCGTCGAAAGTGTCGAATCGCACATTGAAACAGGCACTCCTACAAAGGCTGCGGTCGTGGTTTGAACAGGAGCGTGTCATTATCCCCTATGGTAACGACCATACTCGGTCTATGATGAATCAATTATTGGATGAGTTAGAGACTCATGTTTGGGATAATGGTATCATTACCGATAAAGGCAAACACAACGATTGTGTTATGGCTCTTGCTCACGCCATAGACCAATATGGTTCTTCTAATGAGAATCCAAAGGCCATAGCCACGTCTGCTGTATCACTTGACAGTTGGAAATATGGTGAGCCACCTAAGAAGGTGAGCCGTTCAAGCGGTCGTTACGTCCGTTTTGGTGGCTGATTACTTAGACTTCTTGGACTTGCGAGACTTCTTGGCGGGTTTTGCTTTCTTTACCAATAGGTATCGGACTACACCTTCGGGTGCATCCGAGTCAAGCCGATAAACGTCACCGTTCTCATCAGTCCATTCGTCCATTCAATCAGGCCCCTTCGTAATACTGAATCCAAATGTAAAACTTTCCGCCGGTCAATACAGCAACGGAGGGTGTTAGAAGGACACTCACGGCTGCGGCAGTCTTATTGATGCTTAGAGCGGTTAGTGCTGTTGCTGCAAAACCACCATCGGAAATAGCCGTTGCGGCCTTGAGTGCGGTAGTCGCACCTGTGACACCAAGAGCGATTTCAGCCGAGCCACCGGAGGTTATAGTGGTATTACCTTCAAACCATGTGCCGACCATAACTGCGTTGTCGGGAATGGTCTGTGCGTTACCATCTTTGTCCGGTAGGGCGTGTGAGGCTATTGTGTCATTGACACCTGCATCTCGTTCCCACATAAAACACAATGTATGCACTTCGTTATCACCCATTTCAACACTCGTAACTGAATCAGCCCGAAGGTGTCTCGTATTCACAAAATCGTTAAACTTGCGGTTCTTTGCCATGTGTTCTGTGAGTATTCAAATGATTATTAAAGATTACGGGTTTTCTCTCTAATTTTTATAAATTATAGGGAGTTTCAGAAAAAATAATTTAATTTTTGAGAGGGGGTAGGCGACTATCGGCGGAGCCGATAGTCGGAGTTTTGGCGACCTACATTTTCAACTTGTTGAAAATGTAATAAAATGAACCGCGAGGCTTCGTTGAAAATATCTAAACCCTACTCAGTAGTAGGGTTTAGAGATTTAGAGCAATTTTTTTTCCGAGATTTATATCTTTACCCCCCCTAAAGGGGGGGTAAAGATAAATATAGTTTTTTTTGTAAACTTGGTTCCAAAAGAACTCTCTTTCAGGATGAAAGAGAGAAAAGAGCGGAGTCGGCAAAAGACAACCCTACCTTCTATCAAGGTAGGGTTGAGCCGGAAACGGCGACAAAACCACTATACCAAATACACCATCTTCGATGGTGTAAAAAAGATAGGTTTTTCGGCAGCAGTTTTTCCTTAAGCCCCCTTTAGGGGGCTTCCAATTTTTTAGGGCAACCTAAATCAGACCACTCCCGAAGGGAGTGTTTTCACCGAAACAACTTTAGACTCGGCGTTAGATGGAGTAGTTTATGGTTGGAAAACCCACGCGAGCAGACGAGCCTGACAGCGAACCGAACAGCACCCTATGGGGTGGAGCCATGAACCGGAGTGATGGTGAAAATCCCACCACTGATGACCCCTTCCCTATGGGAAGGTCAGAAAGAACCGAAGATGAATCAGCAATTTTTGACTCCTACGGAGTCAAGGAACCGGAAATCGAGAGGGCAATCATTTGCCTGAAGGATTTTGCCGAAGCCGGATTTGACCTCGCTGCAAGAGCCGTCACCCTAAAGGGTGGCTTGATAGATGCAAGAGCCATGACTGAGAGGGAGATTTATACGGTCAAAACCGAGGGACCGAGAGCCGATGAAGGTGACATATTCGCCCTGATTCTTGACGACGGGATAGGATGGGCCGAAAGTGGTGAAAATGGGGCGCAGTGTCCCTTTTGTGAAGCGATAAATTGGGCAAGGCACTCCTACGGAGTGGTCCGATTCAAGGAGTTGGACTTCTTGGATTTCTTGCAAGAATGGCGAAACCTTGACCGAATGGCTGACCCGGAGGATTTTGGGGGAGACGTAGTGAGCCGTGAAATCTGCTCGATTCAGTGCGGAATTGGCGAGACCGAACACTCCGTAGGAGTGTGGTTGGAATGAGCATTCCAGATTTTCCCAACTCCACCCCTAAAGGGGTAGCCAATTTTCAAGCCATACTTGACGAATTGCCTACTTTTGATAGGAAAACAACCTTCGGTTGAAAACAACATCAAGATGACTGAAATGAGGGTCGGAAAGCGGCTTCGGCTGCTTTCCGGCTCTCTATTTTTTTGGCTTCGCCATTTGGACCGAAGATTCGACTCAATAAGGCCGAGGTCTCCCCCCGATTTTTCTGCTTTTGACTTAAGCCTGACGAGTCTGGCTTAAGTCACTTTGATAAAAGAGAAAGGAGCCGTTGAAATCTAAGAAATCACTTTCAGCAAAGTGATTTAATAGATTGAAAAGAACAACTTTTCTCTCCGATTTTTTTGCTTCTCATTTTCAGAACCGAGTGGTTCAGAAAATGTGAAGGTCTGTGTGTGTGCAAG